CAGCACCGCGGCCTTTTCGTGAAAGAAAACCAGCCCGCGTGTGGAGCAACAATCAGTTCAATCGAAGCGTCTTATCGTAGAGACGTAGAACCCACTCCAACGCGGACTCGGCAGATTCTCTAATCAGCAGTAGGAGCAAAACCAGAAAGAGAGCCGGAAACGGAAGCGCGGGGAATGACATGCCTTTCTCACTCTCTGAGCTATCGTCTTGCTTGTACCGGAAGGATGGTTTCGAGTTCATCTGTGTTGTATCACGATTTTGAATTGCGCGACTGCGACACCAAGTCGAGCAGGCTGTAGTTCGTCATAGGTCTGAATCCGCAATCGAGATGTACTCCATCCGCTGTGACACCTTGTTGGACACGATAGCCTGCTCCTTGCCCGGGTATCCCAGTTTTATTCCGCACCTTCCGTCGCTGCTGGTGCCCGATGGGAACGGGTTGGTCGTGGCCGTCATCGAGGTGATGGACGATATATCCCAGAGCTTCGGAACGTCGGCATAGACGAGTTTCCCCTGAGAATTGACCATATAACACCTCGAACCGTCTGGTTTGAAAATCACGTCTCGTTCGGTGCCCACCATAGAAGCAAAACTCCCGTCCGTTATCTCGTAGTTCTGCGACAACGTGCTAATGTCCCAGTTGGTTGAGGCGGAGTGTTCGGAGAACGCGGAGCCAGTGCCCGTCACTCCGACGAGATATACTTTCGACCCGTCTGGTTTCCAGAACACGCCCTCTATGTCCTGCGAGTGGGTTGGGGAAGCCGACGTAGCCGACCCGAGCGTGGTGGGGTCGTAGGGTGTCGCCGCCGGGTAACTTTTGAGCAAGCCACCGTTGGAGCCAGTGTACAGTTGGCCGCCACCATCGCCCCAGTTGTATCCTATCTGATTGCCCGCGTCCACCCCGCTGACGGTGTTAGACGGGGTGCTGCCCGCTGTGGTGATATCATACGCGCTGCTGAGACTCCAGATTTCCAGGTGGCTGTCCGTGTTGTCACTGATATGGACTTCCGACCCATCACCGTTGAACTCAATCCCGTAAGGGGTGCTTGGCGACACATCGTGAAATGTTCCGCTGTCGGGTATGCCAGTGCCGCCGACCGTTCGCCCGTTCACTGACTGTGTCCGGCCGTTGACAGTAGTTGTTCGAGGCATTATTTATTCCACCCTGAACCCGAAGTGCGCTCCAACGCCTGGAGCTGTGTCGGTATCGCCGATCGGCGATCCAGTGTTGTTCTTCGCCCGCAGTTTGCACACGACGATCCCGCCAGAGGTGTTGGTGAGTGACGCGACCGGGCTCGTCACATCCTGTGTGTTGGTAGTATTCGCAGCGACCTGGACGACATCACTCCCGTCGACGAGCTCGACATCGAGGCCAGTCGGGGCAGTGTGATCACTTCCATCGAAGGCACCCCAGCGGTAGACGTTGAGCGTCTCGCCGTTTTCCACTGGGATGAGGATCTCGATGGAATCGCCGTCATCGAGTTCTGCGGCTCGGTTGCGATCGGGATCTTGGACAACGGACTCGACTGGCGTGAGGAACGGATCGAGTGCTCCACCGTTGACGATGTGCTGGCGGCCCGCTGCTCGGGAGCGAACAAAGCTCCCATCGCGGAGATCGCCAGCGGTCGCACTGGCCGCAGCTTTGTCGGGGAACGTGAGCGTGGCTGTCTCCGTGATCAGCCGCCACTGATCGGAGATCGCTGCCGATGCAGTCGATTCATTGGTGTCCACCTCGCCGAGCTTGATCGACTCCGCACTCGGCTCGGATTCAGTTGTGTTGACAACGATCGCCGGCGAGTCCGACGTGCCGACGTTGGTGTCGAGGTAGACGTGGTTGACATCGTTGTCGGTGAGCGCGATCCCGGCGACGGCATCTTTCTCGACCGGGTGGGCCGTCTCTGACCGCGTCTCTGTGGGAACGATATCGGGCGAAGAGGTGTCCATATCGCCACGCCAGATGGCCGCAACGCCGGCCGCCACATCGAGGCTGGGAGTGGTCAGATCGACAGTGAAGCCGAAGCCTGAGATGATGTAGCTCGTCCGGACTGAGATCCCGAAGGCATGAGCGAAGTTCGCCGCATCCGGTTCGTCACCGTGCTGGAAGAAGACGTTGTCAGTCATGAATTAGGCCCTCTGGAGCTGTACCGGCATGATGAACTCCTCGTTGTTTCCCGAGACCACGGTGACCGCGTCGAAATTGTCGATGGCGATGATCGTGGCGGAGTCGGAGACCTCGATCAACATCTCGCTGATCTCGGTTCCGCCCGGAACTTCTGTCCCACCTTGGATCGTGATTGCCGCTTCGAGGCGGCCGGTATCTGTGCGTTCGAATGTCACGTTCGTATCCGAGGCCGTCCCCCGATATTCCTCAGAATCGAGGCCGCTGGTCGTTGCTGACTCACTGCCGGATCCTGAGCCGACCGCAATCTCGTCGATGCGGCCGGTTTCATTGCCGATGCTACTGTCCTGATACCAGTTGAGTCCGTTGTCTGTTACTGTCGTCATGTCATATCCCACCCGCCGGTTGAGAGCGGGTTAAGAGTGGCAGCACTCAGGCCGCCAGTTGCGATGGTCGTGTGCGATACGGGATCGGCAACGACATCGATGTTCTCGACTGTCGGCCCGACTATGTTGTTCTGAACATCTTCAGCGACGACGTTGACCGTTCCTACATCAAGCGTCCGGCTGTTGTTCGTCCCGTCTTGCCAGCCTCCGGTCGACAGATCGTTGATCGATGGAGAGCTGAGACGAATGTCATCAACGACAGTGTGTTCAACGTCGCGGCCAGTCGCCAGTGCAACGCCCGTGTTCAGCTCACTAACCGAGATCGCGCGGCCCAACACACCAGCAGCCGACACTGTGTTCACCTTCACCCGAGCGCGGAACTCGGGCAACGGCTCGTCGGTCTTCCGTTCGAGCTCGAAGCGCGTGGCCAGCCGCTCCAGTGACGCCGCGTCGGCCGTGTCGACAAACTTCGCTGCTCGAACCTGCGCTCGAACTCTTTCGAGCTCTTCGATCTCCGCAGCGAAGGCATCCAGCAGCGCACTCCAGTACTTCTCGTCCGCCGAGTACGGCGTCTTGAGGTTCGCCGCCAGTCGCTCGCGGGGAGTGTCCTCAAGGTTAGAGGACACTGATCGTCACCTCGCTTGTCCCGGTCATCGCGGCCTGGTCGTCGGACACGCTGATGTTGGACGTGGCCGTCGGCGACGACGAGGTATCGATCGCCACGTCGGCCTCGATGACGCCCTGCTCTTCGAGGACGCGCCGCTTGATCTGGTCGTGGATCACGTCCTCGCCCACACCAAGCCCGGGGTAGTTGACCCCATCGGAGGCAACACCGCCAACGTAGCGGATCAACCGATCCTCGATCGTGCTCTTGCCGTCACTCGGGAAGGTGTCCGAGGTCGTGAGCGACGCATCGATGTAGATCGTCTGCTCGGTGGCGCGGTCGAAGTTCTCCGTCTTCGGAGTGCCATCATCGTCGGCTGTCCCCGACTCGGCACCGAAGGAGTCCAGGCCGCCAGCCCGAGAGTCGAGGATCGCCTGGGCGATATCGTCATCCGGTACGCCCGGCGCGAGGACGGTTACACGAACACCGTGGTCGCCGTTGGCCGAGTCGCGCACCTCTTCGACGGTCACCGACTCGATCCGGCTGTCGGCCTGGAAGACGGCCGCCTCGATCGCTCTGACGGTGGCGTTCCCGGCTGCACTGAAGCTGTTCTGATAGCGCAGCCGGAACTCGGGATCGGTCTCTCTATCCCGACCGACCTGGTATCCAAGATCAGGATCGCCGGTCGGGTTGGGGTTAGTCACCGCGTCGACGCCGGCTAGTGGCGAGTCGAACTCGGTGATCGCGCCCGCAGCGACGTTGGTCTCCTCGCCCAGCCACTTCTCTTCGACATCAGTCTGCCACGGTTTGAGGGCTTCTACCCCCACAGCGACACCCGTAGATCCCTCTTCGAGGATAGTATCTTCGCTGGTTTCGAAGGGGATCGCAGGCCGCGACTCTGTCCGCGTAGTCGTGACGACTGTCCCAGCTGGGATGTCGATATCGTCTGGCGCGGCAGACGATCGGCTGAACTCAACCTCACCGGTCGCCGACCGCTGGGGAAGGCGGGCGAACCCGGCCAGTGAGAGCTGCTTGGCGAGGGCTTCTCCCGAAGCGTCCTCGTAGAACGTCGCAAAGTACACCTCTTCAAGAGCCTGCCACTGCAGTGCAAGCTCGATCGTGAATGTATCGACGATTTGCTTGAGCTCTGATCGCTGCCGGAGTTCGATATCTTCACCGAGGTTGTTTCGCAGTGTTCGTGTTGAGCTGTCCGTTATCTCATCGACGTGTTTGCGTCGGAACGATCCATCACCCAGGATGCCGTACTCTGTCATCAGTTAGTTACCTCCGCATCAAAATTCAGTCCTGGCCCGTCGACAAGCGAGACGGTGACCCCAACCTCGCGGCTCCGGTTGGCGTCGGGATCGCGGACAATCACCTCGTCGACACTGTCGACAATGTCCTCAGAGTTGAGCGCGATCCGAACCTCGCGCTCGACGACCGCCGCCGGCGCGCCGGCCGCGTCGAAGACATCGAACCCGTGATCTGGGTCGAATGGATCCTCGCCGCGGACGGTTTCGAGTGCGTTCTTCAGATCCTGCTCGGCAGCGTCGACGCCGTCGAGCCACACCGGTTCGCCGTTCTCGAAGCGGATGTCTCCATCATCGGTTCGAGCGAGCGTGCGTCCATATCTCATGATGCTGTCGTGTCGTCAGAACCAGCACTGTCGATTGATACCGATCCGCCACTGCTATCGGTTAGCTGTGCATCCTTCGTGAGAACTTTCGACGCGTTGCCCGGGTCACCGAGCGTGACGGTGTTGGCGTCGATCGTCACGCTACCATCCGCCGCGATCTCCACGCGCGTCCCGGTGTCGTGCTGGATGACGAACTCGTTGGGGTCGTGAGCGGGGACGGTGTCCTCGTCGAGCCAGAGCATCGGCATGAAGACCGCATCCTCCAGCTGGAACCGAAGATCCTTCTCCGGAGCCTGCTCGCCGCGCTTCTGAATCTGCTTTTCGAGGGGCTCCTTGGCGTGGAAGAGCAGCCCTTCAGTCTCTTCGCCGACCGGCACGATCACGCCAGCGCCGTCCCCCGCCCAGATGGAGGCGACCGGGACGTTGTCGATCACCACCGAGTCGTTGCTCTTCAGCGACACCGTCG